ACGTTATTTTTTATCATTTCATAAAATATTTTTGAAGTAAATTCTTTTTCAGACTTATCAAAATTAATTAAATGTTGTATTAGAGTTAACAGATGAATATTATTTTTAGATGATCCTATAATTCCTAAAAATAAATTATTTGAATCTACAATTGATTCAACAAAATATATTGTATTATTTTTTAGATTAAAATTGATAATATTATTTGTTGGAATAACATTAATATCTACAAAAAACCCTCCCTTAAAATAAAGAACATACAAAATAAAACATATTTTTTTTATGTAAATATTTTTTATTTTGTTAAAATCCACAAACATACTTTTTTCTGTGATATTTTCGTTGAAAAACATCTCGTATGTTTTATCATGGTCATATAAAAAAGTATATTTACAAAAATCATTGAAAGAATCTTCAATATTTTTAGGATATCTAAATTTTGTTACAGTAAAAATTTCCATAGGAATATATAGTTAAATATCACAAAAATAAAATAATCAAAACGCATTGTAAAATTATAAAAAATGATATTTTTAATGCAGTTAAAGGGTGTAAAAATATATATTTTATAAATCAATTTAAACTTATCTCACTACTATAGTATATCACACTAACCATGGGACCAAAACTAAATAAGAACATTGATAAGAACAAGCGTTTGCGTAAAAATAAACCAGATTCCGAAAGTGACAGTTCATCTTCTGAAACGGAAGATACCATATATGAAACTGCGTCTGAAACGGACTCTACTTATACTCCACCTAAAAAAAATAAAAAGTCAAAACGTGTAATAGAAGTGTCTAGTTCTAGTGAAGAAGACAACGACGATGAAGAAGATTCTCTATCTGAAGAGGAAGAAGAGAACTTTGACGAAAAAAAGTTTAGAAAAACATTATCCAAATTATTTCCATCTAAATATATGTCTAAAAAAGTAAATAAGGACAGCAAAGAAAAAGAAGAAAAACCCTCGGAAAAAAAGAAAAAACAAAAGGAACTGAAGAGTTCTAAAAAAGACAAGAAAAAGAAATCGAAGGTGGTAGAATCGGAAAGTGAAGAAGACGAAGATGATGAAAGTGTTGGTTCGAAATCATATGAAGAAGATGATGACGAAGAAAATGACCCAGTTAAAAAAGGAAAGAATGCAGTCAATATCGTATTTTCTATATCTAGAGGAGGGAATGCAGATGATGAATATGATGAAGAATATGACGAATATGAAGATGAATATGATGAAGACACTGAAGATGAAGAATGTAATAGCGAAGATGAGGAAACCTTCATGAAAGAAACATATCAAAAAATAGAAATGCCTAAAGAACCGGAGCCGGTTATAAAAACGAAGAAGTCGAAAAAAACGAAAACCGATGATTCAGAATGTGAAACCCCCGAAGATTCTAAAAAAGCCAAAAAATCAAAAGAAGATAGCGAAGAAGAAGCGGATGTGCAAACGGAATACATCGAATTACAAGAATTGCGAAAACAACTTACGGAAAAACTACATAAGAAACCAAATAGTAAAATCCTGAAAAATGCGATAGCAGAATGTAAATCTGCCATTCGAGAATTAGTGAAGACAACACGTTCAAAAAATACGAAATCCTATTACAAGTTGGTCCATAAGGACCGTCAAAGAACGGATGAAATGGATTATTTCAAAAAACACTTGTCTAACAAAGAGCAAGTGCGTATTATGAAAGAAATGAAGGAAATCAACACTCATATTCACATTGAAAAACCATATCGTTTAGCCATATTGCAATCAAATATTCCGGCTAAATACAAGGCCGTCGCAATGCAAAAGTTGAACGTATTGAAAATGATGGAACCGGGAGATAATGAGTATTACAAGATTAAAAATTGGGTGGATACGTTCATGAAAGTCCCATTCAATGTGCATAAATCATTGTCTGTGAATATGTCAGATGGTATTGATGCCTGTCATAATTTCATGGGAAATGCCAAGGAAATCTTAGACAAATGCGTATATGGTTTGGATGATGCAAAAATACAAATTATGCAAATGGTTGGTCAATGGATTTCAAATCCATCTGCAATGGGAACTGCTATAGCCATTAAGGGACCACCTGGAACTGGTAAGACTTCACTGGTTAAGGAAGGTATCAGCAAGATTTTAGGGCGCGAGTTTGCCTTTATTGCATTGGGTGGTGCAGGTGATAGCAGTTTTTTGGAGGGGCATTCCTATACATATGAAGGTAGTTCTTGGGGGAAAATCGTGCAAATCTTGGTAGATAGTAAGTGTATGAACCCGGTCATTTATTTTGATGAATTGGATAAGATAAGCGAGACGCCCCGGGGCGAAGAAATCATCGGTATTTTGACACATTTGACAGATACATCTCAAAATAGTGAGTTCCATGACAAGTATTTCTCCGAAATTAGTTTCGATTTAAGTAAATGTCTATTCATATTCAGCTATAACGATGAATCCAAAGTGAATCCAATTTTGAAAGACCGTATGTATCGCATTCAGACAAAGGGATATGAAGCGAAAGACAAGGTAATCATTGCTAAGAACTATATGTTGCCTAAAATCCGGGAACAGGTCAATTTCCAAGAAGGGGATGTTATCATTCCGGATGATGTTATACAGTATATGGCAGGTAGTCAGACCCTTACAAAGGGCGAAAGCGGTGTGCGCAATTTGAAACGGTGTTTGGAAATTATTCATACGAAACTCAATTTATTTAGGTTGATGAAACCCGGGGACAATATTTTCATGAAGGATATTGATGTTGAAGTGAAGTTTCCTTTTACGGTTACACGTCAAATAGTGGATAAGTTCGTTAAAAATGATGAACCACAGAACCAATCCTTTTTGTCAATGTATACATAAAAACATAGACGCCTAAATAATATAAAATCATCCGCTTTTTTCCATTTATAATACCTATAACTTATTATAAATGTCCAATAATCGTGTATTACACATAACCAATCACGTTGGAACAATCGCCAACTTAAAAAACGTGTTTGCCTTATTGGGAAAACCCGAAATACTTTTTACCATTAAATGCCCCTTAATGCTTCATATATCCGAGGAGTATGCAAACATTCTATGGACATCCTATTCTGAAATAGCGAAAGATTTTACAACGGTTGTTATAACAGATACTGTAATGTATTCCCGAGCATTTTTGCAAAATATGGATAAACACACACTCAATATAGTCATCTATATCACAAACCGGTTTGATTGGGGTTTTTTCGATACACATGAATATGATCGTCAATCCTATACAACCCTAATGACAAATGCGTCCCGCAATCCCCGCGTCCGATTTTGCGCAGATAATCGGTATGACCAGTATTTGGGTAGGCTAAATAATATACAATTCTATTACGGAGATATAGTGAGACTTACACCGCCATTACGAGAACCCGTTCGTGCAATCTATCAAAAAGCATTCGTTTATGATAGAGGGACTCCACTGCATTGTTATATCAATGCCATGCCAGATAATCGAATAGATTATGATGTTTTTGGTTGCGGAGGAGGCCATCCGAGATTCAGGGATATAGCACATATTTCGGAATATAGATGTATATTTCATTTACCATATCAGACAAATGTGCAGGCATTATGGGAGAACTTGGGATATTGCAATATTTATTTGATACCTTCGAAGAGATTTATAACGGAACTGATTGCAACTCAAAGTTGGTATTACTGGGAAGAGAAGACAAATGGAGAAGAACGATTGGCAAATAGCATTGAATTGGCGGAATGGTATCAACCCGAATTGGCCGAGTTTTTTGTGTATTTTGATACGTGGGAAGATATCCATAGCAAGTTCTATGACACCAATTTCGAAGAAAAAAAAAGGGCGTTATATGAATATATGCAAAAAAACAATCGTATTCATATCAATAGATGGTCCCATTTATTGGAATCATTGCAAATATAGACCATAATTATTTTATTATACACAATATATTATTTTGTAATAGTTGCAAATGACGTAATTGCACTGATAAATACTACAAGTATAGGAAAACTAAACGGTAAAAGAAACAATAATTTATGTTTTATGATTTTTCCGACAATATTGGTCTCTTCTTTGAAATGAACGCCTGTTTGCCCACATTTATTTTCGCTTGTTCTGCAAAAATCTGCATAATCATATGTTATTTCATTTGTAATAATATTTTTTTCCCCGAACTTTTCACATTTGTTAAATGTAGATGAAAACTGGAATGAAGATTGATTTGGTTTATAGAAAACACAGTTTCTGCATGCAGGGATATGCATATTTTTGATTATTTTGTCTGTATTACTCGCACACAATAATAAATATGATATTTTCATATGTAGTATTATTCATGATAATCTTTTTAAGTTATTTTATTCATTATGACCAGACTTTTCGCGCAAATCTAATGTGCCTAAAATAGCATCCGATAAGTAATATAATCCATAGTTGCGACTTGAATTAACACTATGATGTAGTTTGTGATATACATTAACTCCAGTGTGTATATACATTGCCCAAAAAGAATATACCGAATAATAAAATAACCAGTTGTATCCATAAAATGGAAGACCACAATAACTTATAATATAAGTCGGAATCACAGCTGAGTAAATATCACGTAATAGTCCCTCAAATCCTTCAGTAGCAATAGCGCAACGACTTGACCCAATATCGAATGGGCAATCATGGTGCCATTTCAAATGTTGCATTCTAAGATATTGTATTTTATGAACATAATAATGAATACCATAAAAAAAGAAATCGTGGAGAACAAACAGCATGAACAATTGCAAAAATATCGCGTTTGTATCAGGGTATTCTAATGTCCAACGAATACTTACCGGCAATGTTTTCAGAGACATATACGCCATAGAACCTAACGTATAAATATAAGTGGAATCTCCGTTGTAAATCACCAAATCATAAAACACAGTTTTTTTCCATTTTTCTATATCCAATTGTTTACCGTGAAATAAGACATCGGATAAATAATATAAATATGCGTTTATTACACCTCCTTGCACAATTCCACACCCTACATATGAAAATAAAAAGCTATTCCAATCAAATGTATTGTTGATAATTGTATAAAATAGCGGACTATTAAATAAGATAAAATGAAACATATAAACGGGGGTTGTTGTTACTTTTTGCAGGAAGTTTAGGAACCGGTCATATTGTAAAAAGAGTAGGAAATATTTGCTTACTATTTCCATTTTGATTATTATATTATGTGAATACATTTTTCTTTAATAGTATTCACACTAAAATATATATAAACCTATATTTACAATATTTTCTATTACACATTTCACATGCATTTCCCCACAATAGTCACAGCTTTTTATAATATACGAGCTCTGGAAAATGGTTCTCCAAAAGACAACCGACAAATAGACCAATACTTGCAAATCGCCGAGAACTTTATGATGCAACTGCCATATCCTATTATGTTTTTTATTGACCCGGATGACTCTATACTATATGAGTTTATAACACAATCTAGACAAAAATATATGAACAAAACATTCATATATCAAGAGCGTATGTCAGACACATATTTCTATAAAGATGTAGAACGAATCAGAGAACTACAAGAGCAATATCACATATATAACGGCGATTTAAAACATGAAACACCCCTATACGTAGTTCTCAATAATAACAAGTTTCATTTCATAGAACGAGCAATAGAATCCAATCCATTTCAAAGTTCTCATTTTATTTGGATGGATTTAGGAATAAACCATGTTGCACGTAATACAGAACGTATTCACGAATGGATATTGCGCGTTCCAGATAAAATCAAACAACTCTGTATTAATCCGTTTATAGAATATGGGGAGAACCATGATATTTTTCATAATATATATCATCATATGGCCGGGGGATTGTTCTCCGGAAATGCCGAATATCTAACAAAATATGCGAATGCATTCAAGGCAAAGACGGCGCAAATATATAGTGAAGGATGGTGGCAAGTGGATGAAGCGGTTATGACAATGGTTCAACGGGAGAACCCAGATTGGTTTGATTTGTTTTATGGGGATTATGACGGGATTATTTCCAATTATTTGTCACCAATGCATTCGGTATATCTAATATTTACTGGGTTAAGTAAATGTATGCAGTATAACAAAACCGCATTTGCCCAACATATACTGAATTATTTAGAAAAGTATTTTGAAAAAGAAGAACATCAAAGTGGCGAGTTTGCAAATGCATATATACGACAAAGTATAATAGCAAATTATTATCAGAATAATCGGCTATTGAAATCCGATGTTCTCCAAATCATCAATAAAAATCTCCTAAAGGACAACCAAGAAGTTATACAAATTATCAATGAAAACCAATCTAATATACAATTCTATGAAAATAAAACATTGATATTGTCATAACACTGGAGCGAGGAACGAGAGTAGGTGTTCGTGGATTCTCCGGAGAAACGACGAAGGAGTTTCGCAGGATGATTGGATAATGGAGTATAAATATGTATTTGAAATTACAGAAAATTGAAATACAATTATTATAAATATACTATTGCATACTCTATTATTGTTATTATTCTTGTTATTCTTATTGTTATTCAAAATGCAATCTACTCATCAAATTATCGGCTTATCTAAACAAGAAATCGTAGGACACTCGTATAAAACGGATGAAAACACCCGCATTATACATGAAAATGGTAAGGGAATCTCTATTCAAAAAACGTTTTCACAATATATATTGTATATAGGTTCTGCCGGCGATGTATGTTATTCTATCACATTATCGCAATGTGACATTGCTGCATCTCGCGGAAGACTAGGTCATATAGGAAGCATGGAAGTAGAGAGGGTCAGCCGACTAGACGCGCAAAGAAGCATTACACATGTTCCGGTAAAACCATTGCACATTTGCGCAGATTTGGGAGAATACCATTACATCGAAGAAATAAACGTAGTATTATCGGGAGAACCAGCAACGACCGTGTTTGCATTCAGTAGAGATGGCGGCGATGAACGAACTCCGTATGGATATGTATATGTGAATATGGAATTATTTGCACCTTTACCTTTGTAAATGTATATTTTCAAATGCTAAATACCCTGTAATTATACTCTAAATACCGTAATTTGATAAATCATACTCTATTTCTTTTAAACATCTTACTACTTTTGCATGGTCTGCATCGTGTGTTTCTCCTTCTTTTTTCAATGTAGAATCTTTTCCTTCTTGAATAATGAGCCAAGGGAAATAGCAATACGAATGATTGTTTTGTTGCAATCGGCTTGTCATCCAATCGGATGAAGCAAAATTGCCTTCAAACCAATGAAATAATCGGGTTACCCCTCTTATAGAAATAATATATCCAGCAGTTAAATATTGTTCTTGAACATCCATCCATAAGAAGTTTGGTTCTACTGGTTCGGATGCATTTAGTAATAACAGGTCCCAATGCGGATCATCTATTTGAAACTCTGCCAATTTTGTTCTCCATTTTTTATCGAAACACGCGTCGTCCTCTAAAATAAGTGCATATTCTAGTTTATTTTCCACTATATGTCTCCAAATATTAACGTGTGATTGCGCGCAAGCGCGCTCGCCGAGGCTTAAATAATGATGAAAATGATCTGTTAAAGTATCCGGAGTAGATGCAATCCAACGCGTAACTTCCAAGTTCTCCTGTTTAAACCGCGCTTGCATTCTTTCCCATCGTTCAGTATGTCTGGCGAGAGATATACAAAATGTATTATTCGCTGTAAATACAAATGAAACCATTATTTATTAGTATTGTAAATAATAGTTTTTAAACCCTTTCGCAATAAAAATGGTATTTTTTATAAAATGGTTGCTACATATGAACCTTTGAAATCTTCCACCCCACTGTGCGCTAAACTGATTGTGACATCTAAATAAATACTTCCTCCCATTTTCGTCCATCTTTGGCAAAACATCCAGTCTTCTGAGAAATAGTGTCCGTCTTCCACTCCGCAATCAAACAATGCATATGCAAACTCATTCTCATGTGGTTCTAAAAAATTGATATCATCAACATATTTCACGGAAGGAAATGCTTTCATCATATTTTCAATAACACTTCGTCGTATCATCATAAACCCGGTCGCTAAATGTTTAATTTTAGCTATATTCCCTTCTACTTGCAAATTATTACTTAAATAATTCACATTGTAATTAACTGCATTGAATTGGACCATTTCTTCATCGGTTATCATGTCGTTCAAAATACATGTTTTCCTTTTTTCTGCTAGTTGTTGTAAAAGTGCGGGGTTAGACAATTTATCCCATTTATATGACTTCAATGGATACGCGCCACCTATAATCGGTTTTTCTGAAATAACTAGTTTTAAAATATCTACTGGATTCCATGTAATATCATTGTCAATAAATATCATATGTGTAGTTTTCGGGTCGCTCATTGCTTTAGCAATTAAATTATTACGAGCTCTTGATACTAAACTATCGTTTTTGCAAAAAATGACATCTATATTGAAATTGAAAAGTTTAAACAAGGAAAAGGTTTTCATTAAACAATCGATATAATTGACATAACATACTGCTCCAAAACACGGAGTTAATATGCTCAATTTAGGAGAGTATTTTTCAACAAAGCTTTTGACTTTTTCATCCAAAGGTTTTTCGGAACGTGTTGCATATACATCAGGTGAGGACATTTTATAAATACTATTTATGATGTAGTATTTATATGGTTTTTTAGATTTTTATTTGTTTATAGGGTTATAGGTTTGTATATTTGTATTATCAAAGAATAATGGATATTTTAGGCAGTTGCGACGGCCTCCTTGATGAAGTGGTGCTTCATGTATCTTTGGAGGTTGAAGTAGGTGAGCTCTTCGCCGTTCTTGATGTTAAGAAGGCTGGCGAGCTTGGTATCGGGGTGGATAAGTCTGCCATTGGTCTTATCCTGGAGATTGTGGTTGCGAATGTAACTGTTGATCTCCTTGCTCACTCCAGTGCGGGCGAGTTCAGTTCCAACTGGCTTACCGAGGAACTTTGCAAGCTCATCACTGATGCGGGTGGGCTTAGCGAAACCAGATGGTTGGCGGTTGGCGTTGGTTGACTTGCGCTTGCGACCAGATGACTTTTGGGCAGCCTTCAAATCACGGGCAAAGGACTTCTCAAGAGCCTTGAACTCGGCCTTGAGGGCAGAAAGAAGATTCGTAACTTGTTGAATCTTGGCACTGCATTCCGCGAGCTTGACGGAAGTTGCGTTCTCAACGACTTCAGCAGCGGGCTCAGCTACAACGGGTTCAGGGACTTGGACAGGGGCAGCGACGACTGGGACAACTGCAACTGGTGCAGCAGCCTTGGTTTCCTTGGCCTTCTTAGCGACCTTAGGAGTCTTGGCTTCAATAACAACATTCTCCACAACAGGAGCGGGAGTAGATAGAGCGGGGGCGGGGGCGGGGGGTTGCTTTGTTTGTCTTACCATTCTTGGAAGTATATACTATAATATGCTTCTTTTTTAAGTCATTTAACGCAATTGTATTTATTAATTCAATTTGGGAACTGAAATACGCAGTCCTAAATAATAATAAATAATCGGAAAAATGTTTTTCATAAATGTTTTTTATATAAAATATAAAAAAATACAAAGGTTTTCCTAAAGTCTTTCGATTCATCATGCGAAACTCCTTCGGCGTTTCTCCGGAGAATCCATGAACACCTACAATAGTTTCCTTGTTCTGGCGTTCTCACATTAGCAATATAGCATATCAAATAATAAAATATTTATTTTCCTAAATATTCTAGATAGTAATAAAAAATATACTATTATTATATACACGCCAATGTCTATTATTTATGGAGTAGATGAAGATGGTAATTTCTCATCAAACAATTATGATTGTTTTCAAGCTTCACTAAATGGTAGCCAAATGTATTTAATAGGTGAAGGAAGTACTGCATTAGTAATGAGAGTTGATTTTGAAGAAAGAAATAGTAGATTTAGAGAACTTTTAATAAATGAAAAAGGAAATATAACAATACGTCCTGTAAAATCACTAGTACTAAAACTTGGAAAAGCAAGTATTCGAGAGACTTTTGGCGAACCAATTAGAGAGTATATAGAACTAGGAAAACGAGATATGGATATTGTAATTTATGATACAAAAATGTTTGAAAAGGAATGTAAACTACAAGATGAAATATTTAAAAAATCCTTTCAATATTCATTTGACAATTTCAGGTTACCTAAATCAATATGTCCATCCGTTATTTTAGGTGGATTATTTGAGTCAACCAATTTAGAGTTTTTATTGCAACATATAGACTCAGAACAACGTGAATATTTTAAGAGGTTTTTTGCTTTTAAAGAAGACCGATATGTAAATACAGTATTACTAATGCCCCTTATAGAAGATAGCAAGATTTTGTATGATTTCATGATAGCTTTTTTCAAAGGTATTGAAATGGAAGACGAGAGTCGTAAGTTTATAACACAAGAAGAATATGTTGATGTCATATCCAATTTTCTTTTCAATATTTTCATATTGCATGCGATCGGATATAAGCATAATGACTTGCAAAATACTAATTTACTAACATTTGGATGCAATTTTGATACAATAGATAGATGTAAATATTATATTATTGATTTCGGGTTATCCGGAATACGCCCAAACAAAAAAAACGCGAGTAATGCGGATTCAATTATAGCCCGTATGCAATCTGAACCACCAAACGATTCATTGTTAAATGATTATAAAAAATATTTGAGTGAGGATCATGTTTTAGCATATTTCATAAAAGATATTGAAACTGAAATATTGAAACAAACGAAGTTATTATTTGAAGTTAGACCCATATCTGAAGAAAATACAGAGAAAATTAAAAAGGACATTGTAATAACCGACATTTTGTCTAAAGAATTAGAATTGGTGAAAAAAATACCAGAAAACCAAGGAAACCCCCCATTAGAAAACTCATCACTGACACTTACACTTCCTTCTCAAGATAACCAGTCTATGTCACTTGCAATGCCTTCTCAAGATAACCAGCCATCATTATCTCTGAAACTGCCACCATTGTCTATTGCAATGCCTTCTCAAACCAATGAACCACCATTGTATCAAGAGAACTTGCCAGCGTTGTCTCTGAAACAGCCACCATTGTCTCTTGCAATACCTTCTGATGAGAATCAGACACCGTCTCAAAAGAAACCGCCAGTGTTGTCTCTTTTTCTTCCATCAGGAGGGAAAACAAAAAAGCATTTCAAAAAACGCAATCGTAAAACAAATCGTATCCGAAAAACGAAACGAAGCATGAAACAAATAGCTAAAAAAACAAAAAAACGCACCAAATAATAGATGTAATATCATTCATACCAATAATATTACAAAAATACATCTATGTTCTCTTACGACAACCCTTCATATAGCCAATACATTGCATGTCTAGCAGGTAAAGATACTAAAGTCATTGCAGAGAGAACATGTAATGCCCCTATTTTTTGATATTCTACATCTATACCAGTAAATACCATATGTTCCATCACATGCAAACAATGTTTTCGCAATTCATCTATATCTATACTTTGCAAGTTTGGCATACCATGAAATGGGTCTTGTAGAGAACTAATACGCTGTTTTGTTTGCGCCGTTATTTGTCCTCTATATGTCCATATATCATATAAATATCGAAACAAATGCACGAGCCCGCGGTCGGATAAATTGGAAAACCACGATGATTGAGTATAATTCCCTAATTGATCTATTTCCATAAAAAGTTCTCGTATTCGTTCATCGGTTGGTCTAGATTGTATAACATTCATACGTTCTCTTAGTTCGGAATTATGGAGAACTTGTATATTATTTTGAACAGGAAGAATGAGGGGAGTTGTTGGATGGTTGCCACCCCCGGCCGCCGAAGGCGGCACCGGGAGCGAAGCGACCTGCACAACTTGATTCACAATAGGTTTTTCTATTACTGGCGTTGGATATAATATTTGATTTAGTTTGTATAATAGAAAGATTTCATTCATTGTTTTGAAATCTAGTTTTTCCCTATTGTATGGATTTGTTATATTTCCTTTACGTTTGAATAATGAAATAAGAGAACTTATGCTAAATCCGTAAATAAAACTTTGTTTATCAACATAGCTATAGAAATCCGTATGTTCTATTTCATCCAATGGGTCCAATGTATAAAAATCACTATCATTTACGCACATGGTTCTCTTTTTCAATGCGCAACCTCTTAACCGAATAGAAAGTCTTACTAAATGACTACGGAAAACCGATTGTATCATTATTGCACTTTTCGTTTTCTTATAATATGTTTCGATGCGTTCAACCAATTCTGGTTTTGTCCCAGTTATACGCAATTTATAATGACGAGCGATTGTTTTTAATTCAGGTAACTTACATGATTTTATAGTAAGTTCTCCTTTATTGTATTTTGATATGAGATTTATGTTGTCTATATTGCAGATTTTTTTGTTTATTATATTGTTGCTGTTATCTATATTTGTTGTATCGTATTGCATAATTGGTTTTGACAAGGCGTTAGTCATTATTTTTATTATAGAAAATAGTTTTATATAATTTTGCAAGAGATAATAATTGTTATATGAGAACATTGCGAGAATAATGAACTCGCAATTGTCTGGTATTATTATATTTGTATAGTCATCATATGTCATGTTATATAAATACTAATTATATGTCTCATTTGTTGTTTATTCAAATACTTTTTGTGATTGAAAATGCAGCCAATACAAAAATCCAAGTTCTTTTAAAAGTGTTATCAGAAAATTGATTTAAAGACATATCACTAGGTATATTATAAGTTGCATATACATTAGTATTCTCTCGCTCGCAAACCAATCTCAAATCAAAATGTCTAAGCCTATTGTTCTCGAAACCTCTGAATGGACTCCGTCCGCTATTAAATATATGGCCCCAAAGGTCAATGACCGTGGTGGAAAAGCTATTAGTATGATTAGTAAGCAAACGAATCGCTCGTTGCATATTTCAACTCCATTGCTCATGACTTGGGGAATCACTGACTTTGTCGATGAAAAGACGGGTGAAAGTGATGGTAAGTATAGTTTGTCCTTGCAATTTCCAAATGAAGAATATTCAAACAATTCTGTCCGAGAGTTCTTGCAAAAGCTCAAGGACTTTGAAACACAAATCCTCAATGACGCAGTTGCCAATTCGGAGCTTTGGTGGGGCGAAGAAATGTCGCTAGCTGTTTGCAAGCATACATTCTTCCCTTTCCTCAAGTATTCTCGCACGAAGGATACAAAGAAAATAGATATGACTAAGCCTCCTTCCATTCGCGCTAAAGTGCCTTACTATGATGGCAAGTGGAATGTTGAGCTATATGATACTAAATCCGACCTCATCTTCCCTTGCGAACAAGCGCATTTGACACCAGTAGATTTTGTGCCTAAACAATCGCAAATCGCCTGTGTGCTACAATGCGGTGGTATTTGGATCGGCGGTAAGGGATGGGGTCTTACATGGAAGCTCGTGCAAGGTGTTGTAAAGCCTCGTGAAATTGTCAGTGTATTTGGAAAGTGCCATATTAAATTGTCTCCAGAACAGCGAACCATCATGGAAACACAAAAAATAGACGATGACGTCACAGAACCAGAAGAAGAATATGCAGTGACTACACCTGTAGTAGCTGCACCAAAGGTTGTCCAAGAACCAGCTAAGCCACAACAAACCCACGTTGAAGATAGCGATGATGAAGCAGAAGTATCCAATACTGAAACATCCGCTCCAGTTGTAGCTTCTGAACCGGAAAAAGAAGCTACTGAAGAAGCAAAGCCTACAGTTAAAAAAGTCGTCAAGAAAGCAGCTCCAGCAGCAACAGAAGAAGCGTCAACCGAAGAAGCCAAGCCAGCAGCTAAGAAAGTTGTAAAGAAGAAGACAACATAAATAATTATATTTGTATAGTATATTTGTATAGTATATTTGCATATCATTTATATAGCATATTTGTTGTAATTTATAAATAATGAAACGTTTTTAATGCATTTCATTATTTTGTTTTATGTATCTGTATGGTTATTCAAATACTTATTGTCTAGATATTCCAGGTAATAATCACACTATACATATATAGTATCATCATTATCGAAATCATCCATATAATTTATATCATCAGAAAACGACCCAATAAAATATGAATCCAATGGTTCCGGTGGTTTGAACTCGTGTTCTGGAATAGGACATTTTTCATTACTTGAACCTATATCAAATATTTCCATGAGTTTGTTTAAAACTCCTAAATTGGGAGAACTTTTCGTTTTAACTAAATTGGGTATAGAGTCATTGTATGGTATGTTACGCATGCTACGCATGTTTTTTTCGGAATGTCGCCTATTCATATATTTGTTATGTTTTCGTATGTATTTTTCATATGAAACAAAAGTTTTTGAAAAATGCCGGCGCCTTGAAACTGGTGCTATAAATAGTTCACAATTATATTTCTTTTCATAAATAAACGTATATGTATTTCCACTTAATTTTTTCTCCGATATGGGCAACATATAACCATAATTCGGTAGTGTATTTGGAGACACATATATTGCATTTTTTTCGGGTTTACTTTGAAAAAAAATAGATTGTGAATGCATCATTCTAGTATTTAATGGATATATTTTTATATAAATATATCAATTATTATTAGACACTATTTACCATTATTATAAATATTTATCAGAACTTAATCTTTCTGCTACATATTTTATTACTGATTTCATCTTTTTTCTGTATGTTTCGTCGCTGTATGATTCCAACTCACATATGGCTGCAATAGAACGAATCACATTCAGTGAATGATAATCATATCGCAAAAAAAATAACCGACTATATTCAGTAGGTGCCGTTCGCATTATTTCACGAATATCTTCAAGAATACTAGGAGTATGTTGCGATTTACCTTCTTTTATTTTATCAAACATCCAATAATCGTCATATGACACTAATTGTGGTTTCAATGATTTATTTCCTTGTTTCGAGTAATATAACGACATAGGTTTCATTATAGCAAGTTCATTCATACCCTTATACATTTGACCATGGACAAACTTTGTGGCATATTTGTGTAAGCCAACTGACCCGTTATATGCTTGTAAGCTTTCCAGTAATCCATATATGGCATACTGATATAGCTCTCGAACATAGATTCGGTTCATTTTTTTCGCATTTTGTCGGACAAATGATTTATACTGATTCTTTAACCATGGTTGATAATTTTCCACCAATATTTCTTTCGTGGCTTCCTTTATTTCATTTGCAACATCCGGAGAACTTAGAATATACCGAGTATATTTCAACTGTATTTTGTTCAAAAACCCAGTGGTTATTCTGGTTTTCCAAATTATAATCAAAGCAAAAATAAGTGTAATAGGATTCATTTTTAATACATATAATGTAGAGAAGTTTTTATATGTATTCATAAAGTATTTATAGGTCATGGAGTTCAACATCACCATATTCCGATTTACGCAAATACATGGAAAGTTTTCTATACACCTTTTTATCTATGTATTTTTTTTCATATAAACCGTGTATTACTTTTTCTTTTTCAAGATGACTTAGGGATTCACCGTCATCTATATCTGCTAATATGTGTTTTTCAGGCATATAGTCATATCCAAATATTGCTCTCATGTTTTCTAACGAAACATCCGGTTGTTCGATACCTATAGCAATGTTTTCTGGTGAAACTGTAGGTTGTTCTATATCTATAGCAATGTTTTCTAGAGAACACGTTTGTGATAAATCATTTTCTTCCGTAGGTTCTAATAAATATTTCGGTTTGATTGTGTTATAGTGAATATTTTTTCGTTTATATGCAGAATAAAAATAATTACCTCTATAACTCGTTATTTCCACAACATTGTATATTTTATAAAAAATAAATAAGGCATTTGTAACAAAACTGAATAATGATGTATTATCATAATAGTTTGTAGCAACAATAATTGCACTTAATATTACATTTACAATATAAACTAGGAGAACCACATAACTAAACCGAATATATATAATGTATAATGGTATAAGCTTCATAAAAATATTTTTGTTTGATTGTTCATATAATTCCGCTATATGTTCTCCATTATTTGCTATAGAACTATCATATTTCAAATATTTTATCAAATATGCCTCGCGCATTATTTCAAAAATATATTCTATAAGAAGGGTAGTTGCCATCAAAAAATTACATACAATTCCTACCATTTCTAGGTCATTTTTCGGAACAATGTTCTCCCATATAGTGCATGTTTGAGAACCGCATCGTTGGGATGTAAAAACAGTAAGAAAACTACCAATCAACGTTTTGTATAACTCAAAAATAATAGAAGCCGCAGTTACTAGTATTTCTGGAACATTTACTTGGTCATCCTTTGTGCTTTTTACATGGAAATAGTTTTTATATCCAACCGCCTCTTGGTTTAGTTCTCCTGTAAATAAATATAATAAGAAAAAATACAATTGTTTTAATCGATCTGTAAAGGTTTTAAAACATTTAGACGATGTAAAACAACAACTTGCTATACATTTCTGGGGTAGATAACAACAATTGCAGCATTCTTCAAACCATGTTCCACAACTGGGCATTTTTGCAGGTTTGGATGGGTCATTGTTTTGTGATTCTTGTATATTTTCTGTTCCTGGTTCTATCTGTATAAATGCTTTTGAATTGAAATGCATTTGCGCTTTAGCCATTTTTTCCATAGATTGTTGTTCTAAATTGTTTACCACACTTATTCTATTTTGTTTTAATGTCAATATTTCATTCATATTTTTAACAAAATGTCTTTCTGTATCAGTTGCTGAATAACAATCCATTTTAGAAGCCATATAGTGTTTTTTAGTAATTCTTCTTACTTTACGGGGACTGCACGATAGTTCGGGAAATTCTGAACTCGGAACACGTGTAAGTGATAAAGTTACAGTGTCTGTAATATTATTGTTAGTATTATGTTCTGGGAATATACTAGCTTCATCATCTAACGTAATATTATCCGGGTGTTCCATTATATATTTAGTATAATATAATAAAAGAATATACTAAATATAACCTATTTTTTATAGAACGTATAGTATTTATATTGCATGCCATTATTTTTAGAATCAAACCAATCAGTTGAATACAATGTAGTATATGTTTTAAAAAAATAATCTAACCCATATGAAAATACAACATTTCCTTCAGGTTCTGCATTAACTAGTGTTATATGGAATATTTCACAATAATCAAAAAGTAAATCATATATTTCTCTTCCGCCGATTAAGAAAATCTTTTTTGTTTTTTGATATTTTTCTAGTGTTTTTCTTAAATTATCTGTATTCACAAAAACAACATCCGGTATATTTGATGGTTTGGGATTTCTAGTCAAAACAATATGTGTTCTATTTTTTAATGGACCATTCGGCAGACTTTCGAATGTTGTTCTACCCATAACAATAACGTGTCCGTATGTCATATGTTTGAACCGAATTAAATCTTCGGGTATATTCCATGGTATTTTATTGTCATTCCCAATAATACCATTCTTAGCAAACGCTACCACAAGTTCCATTATATAAATAAATCTGCATAACTATTTATATTTTTTGAGTAATATAGTTTATTACTATAAAAGAACACACTTTTTTAGTGTCCATACATAAAAAAGAACAAAGGTTCATTTTTATTAATTGTAATTAAATAGAATTAATTGGAATCAAATGCATATACTATACGAAAATACATGTAATTGTGAAAATATAAAATATACTGTTTATGTGTATTTTGATTTTGGCTTGACAAACTTGATATTGCGCTTCTTCACTGCGGGTATTGTGTATTCCACAATAGGAGCGGGCTCTTTTGGTAAATCAAAATCCATTTCCACACGGCGTGGTTTGCGAGGTTCTTCCTCAAAATCGGCGTCGGTTATATCAGAAACGGCTTCGGCATCTGCTTCCGGCTGCTGGTCAATAAATGTATGCTCAAGATTGCGAATAATTTCCGCCAAACTACAATCCACTTCCTTCACATTTTTTTCAGGTGCGCCGGGTGCGACAGCTTCTGGTTTTTGTGATAATGCAGGTCTCTGTAGAATTGTTTCGTAGTAGATGTTGTCGGGAATAAAGCCCGGTTCGTCTTCGTTTATCGGCATGTCTTCTGGACAATATATGTCTATATCATCGCGAACGTTGGCTAGTATCTCGTATGCAGTGAATTGTCTAACCTGCGTTTTTTCAGGAGTTGCGAAAGTCTCCTCATATTCTTGAATGAAGTCAAAGGCAGCGTCATTATTTGCAGAATAATTGCGTGATCTTTCTGCGCGATTATCGGTAACATATGGGTGCAATATGTCACTTACTGCAGGAACCATCGGAACAAATACCGGCGCATTTACATTGAGAGCAGGGGCGACAGCAGGAGTCAGCGCAGGTGCGAT